TATTTGTTTTGGTGTAGCTCTAAGTTTTAGTAATTTCTTTTCGTAATACGCCCAGTCTCCTTGCATATACGTTGTCTCTAATAGATTATACATACTAGCAGCCATAGGCGGTTTTGGACCTGATAAAAATCTTTCTGTTCTTGCAGCTTCGTCTATCAAGTTAATAATGTTTGATAATGCTAGAACTTCTTTTTGTATTTGTAATTCAGCTGTCATTAGTAGTTACCATTCTGATAAGTATAAATATTTTGTTTAACTTTATTAAAACCTTTGTTGGAATAGTTCTTGGCAAACTTTATGCTTTCAAGAAATGCTTTGTATCTTGGCATATCAAAGTAAGTAAAATTCTTATGTGTAATGAGCGGTTTAAAATCTATATTTAACTTAGCCAGGCGTTGCATTGCTTCCTTAATCTTTGGCAGCGGAACTATCATGTGGTCCGCACAATCAATCATTCTAACATACGGAGTTAATCTTTTAAGATCATAGTTTTTGCAAAGATAAGAATATAATTTGAAGTCAAAAGCTGACATCTTCAGATCAAATATCTTTGGATCACTTATGTAGAATTGACGCAAATGCACTCCTTCTGTTGGCTCTCATATCTTCTGATAATTTCTTCTTAAATAGATCTTTGTTTGGACAATCTGGATAATGTTTAACTTGCTGGTACTCCAGGAACTGAAGCCATTGATCAGGATCTAGCATTACTGGATCTGATGCAAAACCATCCTTATAATCTGGAGCTATCTTTTTGACGTGCAGATGGATCATCATTTCTCCAACTAATTGATACCAAACGATGTAAGCTGGTATTCCAGCCATTTCTGCTAGTTTTTTGGTTACTTTGTGCTTCTTTTTCCAGCCTTGACCATTATTAAATACGGTTTCAGCTAAAAAAAGTGGCTTAGAACAAGCATTACAAGTCGAAACCTGGTCAATATCGCTAAAACCTAAGCAATTATGCTGTTGTCTATGCCAGTTGCTATATCCAGAGAACTTAACTCCTTTAAAATAGACCTTTTTAACCATAAAAACCTCAATAAACGACAAATATAGATAATCAAGTAAAAAGATTGCATAACTGGAAATAAAGGTTGCATATATGCAAGTATTCTATAAAAGCCTATATATGAAATATGAACCAAGATTTGATCCAAAATTACCAAAGGATCTAAACGAGAAGCAACTTACCTCTACATATTTTAACAATAGACAACTTCCAAAAATAGAAATGCACATGGCAAAAGATGGTGTTGTTGCAAGAGTAGTTTTTTATTTCATATCTAAAAAAGATAAAAAAATTTACGAAAAAATATACTTAGGACCAGAGCAAGATATTTATAAGATTTGTGCCAGACAAGCGTCAAGAATAGGTCTTAATTTAGAAAGACAATTCAACAATATATGGAAAACAACTTTAGTAGAGTTGTTAAATCAACAAAGTAAAAAAAATTCAGACAAGTTAAATTTAGAATTAAATAAAAATAAATATGGAATTTACGATATTCAGAAACCAGCTGCTTTGTTATACGAAAAACTTTCAGAAAGCGGAATGTCAGTAAAAGATTTAGCTAATCTTTCTGATGTTAATGAAGCAACAATATTTAGACATTTAAAAGATGAATTTGAAATATCAAGAGATGTTGCAATTAAATATGCAAAAGCTTTAGGATGTGATCCAGCAGAAATATTATTTAATGATTTGTATGTGCCGATCTGGGGATCAACTGATACTGTTAGTGGATCATTAGTAAAAAGAGTTCAAGTTTATAATTCTGAAATTACTTCAAATAATAATTTAGGAATGATGAAGTGTCCTAGAGAAATTTATAGAGCTGATGTTAAAGCAATAAGAATTGATAGTCCAAACTCACACTTACATAACCTGGTTGCTTTTTATTATAGTTCTGATGAAACAAAAAAATATGAAGATCAAATAGTTGTAGTTGGAGCAAACATAAAAGATAGATTAGATGGTAATGCAAGAGCAAGATATTTTATTGGAGTTTACAAAACAAATCATAATGGAAAAACTGTAGATCTACACACAATAGATCCAGAAGTAATACAAGCTGAAGGTATTGTTCCTGATGAAGATTTTAATTCTTTTGATGATGTAATCAATTTAGTTGAGAGTGATAGAATTATTGTTCAAGACTTAGATCCATTTTTTGTTGCACCAGTAGTTTCATTTATTAATCCATCAAAACTTTATTCAAAAACAAGAACTGACGTGCAGAAAAAATATAAAGAAATTTATACTGACAGCAGAATTGATGAAGATCTAAATTATAAAAATTTTAAAGAAATACAAAAGATGTCTTACTTAAAACAAAAATTAGAAGAATATTTAAAATCTGATTTTGATGCTGACGATTATGTTACAATGATGAAGAGAGATAAGATTAAAACATTAATAGAAGTTAGCAGCAATATTCAAGATACAATAGGTAAAGCTGCTTATGGAGAAGCAAAATTTGAAAGTAAAATTAAACCAATTAAAGATAGCAATTTAATTAAAGCAGATTTCACACCAGAAGAGCTAGAAAAATTAAATAAAAGATTTGAAGAAATTATAGAAAAAACTGAACTTCCAGATAAAACAGATGAGGATTATCAACAGCAATGATAATTAAAGATTACACTCCTCAACAATTAAAAGGTTTTATAAGACCAGCAGTAGTCGAAACGGAATTTGGATTAGATAAAGGAATGCTAGAACACCTAAGATCTTGTAGCAAAGATGAAGGAAAATTAAGAGGTCCAATGTTTTTAAAAGATGGTAATTGTATTCTTTATCAAAGAGCATCAGTCATAAATTGGCTAAAACAAACGATGTTCCAAGAGGCAGAAACTGACGAAACTGCCGAAACTCCTAAAAGAAAAAGATCTCAAGTAAATAAGTAAACAAACCAAACTAACTAACCTCACATTCAATAAAAGTTTTTATCAGAGTATTTGATATGAATGATATTAAAAACAAAACTTATAGATCCTTTACAAGAGTTACAGTTAGACGGTTTTACAAAACTAAATGAACTTTTAAAAATTAATCATCACTCCCCCACTTCAAGCTCAATGCCAGAAGGTGTTTATGCTTTTAGATATTTATTTTCTACTCAAGAACAAAGAAGAGAATTTGATGGCAATGCAAACATGGCAGCTGGTGTTGCAGTTAATGATGCTATTCAATGGCATTACTCACATGATATTTGGTCCTTTAATCCTAATCAAAGAAAACTTGCACCACACAAAAATACAAAACTTTCTAAAGAAGAAGCTGTTGCAAAAGCAATGGAAAAATTTATGGAGTATGTTCCAGTCAACGATAAAGACAGAGAAAAAAAGGAACACTTCCAGGAAACAATACCTCAAACAATTCAACAAGGCTTCTTAGCTTTTGAAAAATTAGGTATTCTTAATTCTCAAAAGATTGTTGCAGAAGATAGCATCAATCATATTGATCCAAGACTTTCTTTACCTATAGTTGGTAGAACTGACGTACACTTCACAGATTTTAATGCTTCAGAGCGATCTGATGCAGCGTCATCGCATTCCATATCTAGCGATGCTCCGTTCCTTTCGGTCTGTGAATTGAAAACCAGTTGGCAACGACCAGGTAAAGTAAAGAAGGATGGTACAAGGTCTTTTGCTTCGGCTAAACTACCATCCACTCCATTAGTTAATCATTTGCAGCAGTTGGCTTTTTATTGTTTCAGCCTAAGAAAATTAAATCGGATTAATCCTTATCTTATTTATCTAACTGCAGATGATCACATGGTCTTTACTGAAAAGAATTGTGCAGATTTAGAAATACAAAACTTAAATAATTATTACGAACAGTTAGTTAAAAATTGTATCAGGAAAGAAAGATTACTTGCTAGATACATAGATCTTGAAGAACCAGACATGATCTTAGCTGAAATAGCTAAAGATGTTGAGCCTGGTTTTGATCATCAGTTCTATTGGAACATTGGATCTAAACATTTAGCTAGAGCAAAAAAGATTTGGAGCGAAATCTAATGTCTCCACAACTCATCAACTACACACACTTAATCATAGGAGGTTATTATATATGTCAGCTGATAAATTAGTCTCAACTATTACAGACTTTAAAAAGAGTTTAAATGGTTCGACTATAAAAATTCACAATAACGATTATGCAACTGTTGCATTACGTATTGGAATATTAAGAAGAAATCTAGGTACAGCAGCAACGATTTCATCAAGCATAATTCATCATGACGATA